TCATTTCTTCTGCACTAGACGTATATGCTGACGAATGTACTACTAAAGATGAGACTGGAAATATTCTCGTTATTAAGTCACCTAACGAAAAAGTACAAAGAGTATTACATAATTTATTTTACGACATCCTCAACGTAGAATTTAACCTATGGCCTTGGACTAGAAACCTACTAAAGTATGGTGATTTTTTCCTAAAGCTTAATGTAGCAGAGAAGTATGGTGTTATTGGTGTTGAACCAATCGCAGCTTACGAAATGATTCGTGAAGAGGAATTCGATCCAGAAAACCCATCACGAGTACGATTCAAAAGAGACTTCTCAGCCTTAGCTGCAAGATCGCACGTAGTCAATACACAAACAGAGGAGTTTGAAAACTGGGAGATTGCCCACTTTCGTCTCCTAACAGATACAAACTTCCTACCATACGGTCGCTCCATTATTGAACCAGTACGTAAAGTTTGGAAGCAAATCACTTTAATGGAGGATGCAATGTTGATTCACCGAATCATGCGTGCTCCGGACAAGCGTGTGTTCAAAATTGATATTGGAAACATTCCACCAAACGAAGTAGATGCTTATATGGAAGGAATGATTAGCCGTATCAAAAAGATTCCATTTGTGGATCCTGACACAGGACAATACAACTTGAAGTATAACATGATGAACCTACTTGAAGACTTCTACTTCCCAGTTCGTGGAGGAGATAGTGCAACATCAGTAGAGCCATTAGCTGGCATACAATATGATAGCATTCCTGATATCGAGTATTTGAAAGCTCGTTTATTAGGAGGTCTTAAAATACCAAAAGCCTTCTTAGGATTTGAAGAAGATATCTCAGGTAAAGCTACATTAGCATCACAAGATTTTCGTTTTGCTAGAACTATTGAGAGAATTCAGCGTATCATATGTAGTGAGTTGTATAAGATAGCGATTGTACACTTATACTCACAAGGATTTACTGACGAAGAGTTAGTAGACTTTGAGCTTAATTTAACAGTAGGGTCTTCTGTATACGAAAAAGAGAAAGTGGAGATATGGACTAGCAAAGTAACCCTTGCTGGCGATATGATCGAAAAGAAGTTATTTAGCAGACAATGGATATACGAAAACCTATTCCAGATGTCTGACGACGAGTTCCTAAAAGAGCAAGAGCGTATGGTACAAGACTACAAAATACAATTCCGTCTTGAGCAAATTAAAACAGAAGGTAACGACCCAGTTAAGACAGGTATGTCGTTTGGTACTGCACACGATCTTGCATCATTATATAAAGGTAACGGAGGAGTTCCAGGTGGTTATAATGAAAAAATGCCTAACGGAGGTTGGCCAGGAGCTGGACGTCCAGAAGAACCAGGAACCTACGGAAAGCACATTGATCCACTTGGATGGGATCCATTAGGCACTAAAGCGGTTAGAAATGTTACTGAGAGCAAAAAGGTTAAAGAGTATGGGACGTTAATAAAGTCCTTGAAAGAAGCAGCATTGAAAGAGACAATAAAGGAAAAAGACAGCGACGAACCAAATTTGTTATCAGAAGCCAACATTTTAAACGATTAACCGAATAAATACATATTTATACTTAGATGAAAAAGTCGAGCCACAATAAGATTAAGAACACAATCATTTTGTTCGAGTTACTTACGAGACAGGTAACATCAGACACTATGAAAGGTGTAGATAAATCACCAGCACTCGCTATTCTTAAAAATCACTTTAAGCCAACTACATCCCTAGGAAAAGAGTTGGTTATGTATCAAACTCTCGTAAATGAGAGTTATAAAAGTGAGGCTAAAGCCAATATGCTAATTAACACCGTATTGGGAGTTAGAAAAAAGCTTAAGGCAGAGGAGCTTAAAAAAGCAAAGTACGAGTTGATAAAAGAAATCAAAAAGCACTACGATTTAACTGCCTTTTTCAACACAAAGATACAAAACTATAAACTATTTGCATCAGTGTATAGATTGTTTGAGGGTGTATCGGTAGCAAAAGCAACAGAGTTGGTAGATAGTCGCTTTACAGTGCTTGAAAATATTACTCGCACTAAGAAGAAGGTGAGCCAAGATAAAATGGCCAACTTGCTGAACGAATACAGAAAGCAAGATGAGGATGTGCGTTTATTGGCCTACCAACTTATGGTAGATAAGTTTAATAGCAAGTATGCAAACCTATCACCAAAGCAACGCAATATATTAAAGGAGTACATATACAACGTATCAAACACAGAGTCGTTGAGAGACTTTGTTTTGAAGGAGGCATACGCTCTGAAGTTGGAATTGCAAAAAACTGCAAAGCGTGTTAGTGACAAGGTCATTAAAATAAAATTAGCAGAAGCAATCGTACTAATGAAAAAGTACGAAAAGACAAAGACAATAAAAGAAGAGAATGTCCTTTCTCTATTACTATATCACGAACTATTAAAAGAGTTAAAGCATGCAACAAAGTGATTTAAACGAAGCCAAGAAGTTCGTAAAAAAATTAGCTAAGCTAAGAAAAATTAAGAAAGAGGGAAGTGATAGCTCTGCAGTAGGAGCTTACGCTACACCAAAAGCTTTTACTGGAAATCCGAATGACGAAGGTAGTTCTAAAGCTACTGGAGCAAACGGAACCACTTATATAGTGAAACCTAAAAAAGAAAAGCGCTTCTTCGTAGGCTACCAGGATCAAGGAAAGCATTTACCAAACATAAACGAAGCCAACTACAAGCAGTTTAAGGAAGATGCAAGCATGCCTAATCACAAAAAGATTAACGAAGCTATTTTAGAAATTAATCGTAAGATATCTGAAATTAATAAAATCCTTGAGCACTCAATAAAGCTAAAAAACGAATCCCAGGTTAGCGATAATAAATTATGGAAGCGTACTAATGAGGCTTTGTTAAAAATACACAAGAGATTAAGTGAAGCCACTAAGCGCACAAAGTCAATTGCAAACTTGAAAGAGATCGAATCAAATAGTGTAAAAGATAAAATGGGTAAGATGCTAATGGCAGCTGGCCTAAATGTCCCAATTGAAGATATAGATGTAATCAAAAGAGGGAATGTTCACAATATTGATGTTACTATTAACGGAGAGCCAAGTGCATTTGATCTCGAAAACGACATGTTGGTGTATCAGGGGTTTGACAAAGACGTTGAGCTTGGAAACATTAACAGAGAACAAGACATAGTAAACAATCTGAAAAAGATTTTTTAATATTTATATACATGAAAAAACTATTAATAGATTCAATCGGTTGTCTCTCTGTAACACCAGAGCAGATCAACGAGTCTATGCAGCAAAACAATGGTAAGGTAATCTTATCAGGAGTAATGCAGAGAGCGAATGCTACTAACCAAAACGGTAGACAATATCCAGATGACATTCTACGTCGTGAAGCTGATAAATACAAGCAAGTATTTGTAGCAGAACGTAGAGCATTGGGAGAACTAGATCACCCAGATTCTGGAGTAGTGAACTTGCAAAACGTATCTCACAACGTAGTTGATCTATGGTGGGATGGTAATGACCTAATGGGTAAGATTGAAATCTTAGGAACTCCATCAGGAAACATTGCAAAAGAACTTTTGAGATCAGGCATACGTTTGGGGATCAGCTCAAGAGGTATGGGTAGTGTTAAAAACATTGGAGAAGGAAAAGTAGAGGTACAAGATGACTTTGAAATCGTTTGCTGGGACTTAGTAAGCAACCCATCAACTCAAGGAGCGTTTATGTCACCACTTAACGAATCCGTAACACACGACAATAAACAAAACAAGTACTCAAAAGTACACTCATTGATAAACGACATAATCTCAGTAATGTAATGAAACTAAAGAAATTATTAGAAGGATTTGAAGGAGATTCTCCAAAAAAGACCACAAACGAAAAAGCTGCTTTCCTAGAAGAGGTAAAGAAGTTCAACGAATACGGTTCAGTAATCTATCGTACTGAAGACTTACGTCGTGTAGCTGAGGAAATTAACGAGCTTGTGACTAAAGCAGAAGCAGTTACTCTACAAGAGACCCAAGACTGGTTTGATGAGATTACAGTAAAGCGTAACCTTAAAACATTGCGTGAAGGCAATAAGCAGTTTGGACAAACTGTGAAAGAGATTTCCAAACTACAACAACGCTTAGAGTCTTTGTATGAAGAAA